TTCGGGCCCGCCTGCTGGAGTCTGAAGGCGTAGCCAGGGGAAGGAAAGAAACTCGGCGGCTGGGGCCTGGGCAGCACGCGCGCCGCAACAGGCGCGAAGAGGGCGGCGAAGAATGCGCGGCGGGTGGGAAGATATTTCGCTTCCTTTCGTTTCATTGCGTTTCCTTTCGCGATGTTTCGCGTCCTTTCGCAGGGCATGAAGGTAAACGGGCCCGTGTCTGAGCGGGCCCGCCTGCGGCTGACGCGCGAAAGAAGAAGGGGTCAATCGCGCCCGCGATATCTACGGCGTGGTCGTGGGCAGCGGCGTAACGGGCGCGGTCGCTCCCGGCGGCGTGACGGAGATCGCTCCAACCTGCGTCGCGAGGGCGGCGGATTGCGCCAGAATCGCGTTAAGGGACGCCTGGTCCGCGGCGCTCAACTGGCCGGGCGTGTTCTGAAACGCAATAATCATCTGATCCAGCACGAGGACGCCCGCGCCGAGATTGGTCACCGCGGCCGCGGTCGCCGTCTGTGAGGCGGCAATCGCCGTCGCAAATTGCTGGATCGCGTCGGGTGCCGACGAGTTGAGCCCGGTTTCGAGGGCAAGGCCGCGCGGCTTGTTCTGCAGCCGGGCGAGGAATTCTTTTCGGTTCATGCGATAGGTCTCCTGTGACGAAGGGACGCCCGAATTTTCCGGGGCTACTTTGGAATCGGTGGCCCTGTTGAGATAGCTTCGGCCTGCTTCTCAATGGCCTGTTCTTGCGCTAGCACGTTTGCCAGCAAGTTCGCCTGTTTCCCCGTCACCAGATCCATAATCCCGTCTGCGAGCGCGGGCGAATCAGTCACGAACACAAACACGGTGGGGGGCATATATTCCCACGCTACGCCCTTTATCGGACGTGCGCCACAAAAATCGGTTTTGGTGACTACTACTGTGACATGCCGGTTAAAAAGACAACTCCGCCGACTCCTGATCCCTTCGCGCCGATCTCTGACGAGCTAGGCGCTTTGGTAAAAGAGATGGCACCGCACGCGCAGAAACTCGCCCGCATTGAAGTTTTGAAAAAGGCGCTGCGCGCGGGCTGTCCCGTTGCGCCTGGTCTCTCGTGGACCGTCACGGGCGAGAAGTTCATCACCGAACTGGGCCCGTGCGCAAACATGCGCTGTGTGAACCTTACCGCGCTCGTGAAAATGATCGGCGCGAAGGCGTACTCACTGTTCGCGACGACGACTCTCGACGCTCTTGAGAAGAATGTCGCGCCGGCGACCGTGGCCGCGGTCGTGGCGATCACCGCGACGGGCTCCCGGTCTCTCAAGACGTTCGAAAAACCCGAGGTATAAAAATTCCAATGGACGCCATTTTGAAAATTGAAATCGTGCGCAGCATTCCGGGCATCATCGGCGCAATCGGCGGCGTGGCCGCGGCCATTATCGGCATGCTCAACCGCGCGAAGCTGGAGAATATCCACATCGACATTGACGGCAGGATGGGGCAGCTCCTCACCGCCGCGCACGCGGCCGGCGCGCTGGCCGAAATCAAGGACCAACGCGCGCAGGACATCCTGGGCAGGGATCGCGCGTCCGTGGTCGCGCAAGCGGTCGCCGACACGGCCGCCGGAGTTGCCGCGGAGCTGGTAATTACGACGGCGGCGGTAGCGGCGGAGACGGCCCCAGCGAAGCCGAAAACGCGTCTGCGCGCTCTGCTCGAAAGCACCCGCAAAAAGAGCAAACCGTAAGCCTCGCATTTTCGCGTTTGGTGACTATATCTGTGGATGCTGCAACGATCTCATCCCCATGGGACCAACGCGACGGAGTGCGTTCCGCCGGCTTCACACGGCGAGCCCACTTCCGCGGGCGCGAGCGATTCGGCCCAGAGCCGTGAGCCCGCGCCCCATCCGAAACGCTGGTTTGCTCTACGCCTCCGCTCGAACTGCGAATTTAAAGTGCGTGACGCGCTCGCGCGGCTGGGCTACGCCGTGTTCCTTCCAACCTGGTCTGAAACGGTCAAGTGGACGGACCGCACCGTAATCACGGCGCGCCCGCTGTTTCCCGGTTATCTGTTCGTGCTGCTCGGCGAGGGCGTGGACATCCATCATGCCCGCTGCACGCGCGGCGTCATTCAAATGCTGCCCAACTCGTTTAATCCCGAACCCATCGCAGATGCCGAGATTGAAAATGTCCGCCTGGTTGTAGCTTCGAAGCTACACGCCACGGCTTGCCCGTTTGTCCTCGGCGAACGCGTCACGGTCGAATCGGGAGCACTTGCGGGCGTGTCGGGCGTGATCGTTCGGACCCGCGGCACGCTGCGCGTCGTGGTCTCGATCGAAATCCTGCAGCGCAGCGTTTCGGTGGAACTGGACGCCGACACGGTCGTAAAGGCGGCGGCGTGATGCTGATGACCACGCGGGCGATTTTCGAAACGATGCGCAAGGCCGGGTTTCCGCCGGCGGTTGCCATCACCATGACGGCGATCGCGCTTCGAGAGTCGGGCGGCAATCCGGCGGCGTTCAACGGCGACACGGCGACGGGTGACCGCTCCTATGGGCTCCTGCAAATCGACATGCTCGCGCTCGGCGCGGGCTATCTGAAGACGTTCGGAATCACCGACGAAAAAGAGCTATTCGATGCGGCGACCAATGCGCACGCGGGCTACATGCTTTGGAACCACAACAACAAGAATTTGGAAACCGCCTGGTACATCGAAAAGCCGGTTTATCGCGAGAGGTTCGAATCGCATTTGCCGGCGGCCATGTGGGCGGCGCTTGAAAGTCCGCTGGGGGTTTAAATGTTTCTGTCCAGGGCATCCTATGAGCGCATCATCCAGGAGCGCGATGAAGCGCGCGACGAGTTGCGGCGGGTGGTTAGCCCGGTTACGCCCGCGGTCGATGCGCGGCTGTGGGCTCGCGTTCACGCGGCGGAGCGGCGCGTACAGGAACTAACGCTCCTGGTCGGCATGAAGGGCTATGCGGTCGAAATGACGGCGGAAGTGCCGGCAGTGCCGGCGGCGCTCGTGCTGACGAAAATCATCAAGTAGGAAACTCGCCGCGAAGTGAAGCGTAAAACGAAAAAGGGCCACGGGCAACCGCGCGATAAATTCGGGCGGTTCCTTGGCGGCAAACGGCCCGCACCGGATGCGATCGCGCGCGCCGCGCATCGTCTCGCACGCATGCTTACGGGCGAGACGGTCGAAACGATCATGCCCGAAACGATCTACACGGAAGGTAAAAAATGCTCCTCCTGATTCTTTTGCTCCTGCTGCTGTTCGGCGGCGGCTTCGGCTGGTACGGCTATGGCGCATGGGGCCCGCACTATGGCGGCGGGATCGGCCTCGGCACGGTGCTTATCCTCGTGCTCGTGTTTATGCTGCTGCGCGGTAGCTTTCGGTGAGCCGGGCCTCTGCCAACGCGAAGGCCAAAGCCTTCCTCGCGGCATACCGCCAGGTCGGAAGCGTAAGGCGCGCGGCTGACGCGGTGCCGATGCACCGTTGCCTCCATTACCGATGGATGGCAAGCTCCGCGGCTTATCGAAAAGATTTCAACGCCGCGATTGATGAATTCGCGGACGTGCTCGAAGGCGAAGCGATCCGGCGCGCCAACGAAGGCGTGCTCGAAAGTGTTTTTTATCAGGGCGAACCCTGCGGCGCGATCCGAGTTTATAGCGATGGTCTGCTGCAATTCCTGCTGAAGAGTGCGAAGCCGCAAAAGTATGCGGCGCGCGTCTCGGCCGAAATCTCCGGACCCGCCGGAGGGCCCATCGCGATTGTGAACCCTGAACTGTCCGTGCTCACCGATGACGAACTCGCCGGCCTTATCGCGACCACAACTAAACTTGAGAACGCTCGCCGAGCTGGCGGCGGAGAGTCGCCGGCGTGATCGTCGAAAGATCGATCGATTCTATCCGGATGGAGGGCCCCTTCGGCGCGAGTTATACCCTAAACATCTTGCGTTTTTCGCCGCTGGACTTACCCACTCCGAGAGGCTCGCCATTTGCGGGAATCGCACGGGCAAGACGGAAGGCCTCGGCGCGTATGAAACCGCGCTCCACGCCACCGGGCAATATCCCGATTGGTGGCCTGGACGAAGATTTGACCGCGCCATCCAGGGATGGGTCGCCGGCAAAACTGCCGTAACGACGCGGAATATCGTTCAAGCGAAGCTGCTCGGGCATCTCGTTCGAACGCCCGGCGTTTCGGGCATCGGGCAGACGGTCGGCCTGGGCACGGGCATGATTCCGGGCGATTCCATCGTCGGCGTCACGCCGAAGTCGGGCATCTCGAACGCGGTCGATACGGTCTCGATCCGGCACGTCTCGGGCGGCCTCTCAACCATCGGCTTCATGAGCTACGGGACGGACCGCGACGCGTTCGAAGGCACGGAGCGCGACTGGATTTGGACCGATGAGGAACCTCCCAAAGAGGTTTACGACGAATGCCTCATGCGGACCATGGCGACCGTGCCGGGCAGGCGCGGCGGCTCGATGGTGATCACGTTCACGCCATTGGAAGGCGATACCGAGGTAGTACGGACGTTCCTGGAAAACGACGGCGCGGATCCGGATAAGTTTTTCCAGCAAATCACCTGGGCGGACGCGCCGCACATCACGGACGCGGAAATCGAAAAGATGAGCCGGAAATACCTTCCGTCTCAATTAAGGGCGCGCAGTTTGGGCGAACCAGCACTCGGCGAAGGCGCAATTTATCCCATCGACATTGAGCACCTGCTCGTCGATGACATGCTCATTCCGAAACACTGGCCGCGGGCCTGGGGCCTGGACGTGGGGAAAACGGCCGTCATTTGGGCGGCGCGGAATCCCGACACGGATATCGTTTACCTCTATCGCGAGTATTACTCGGAAGAATACAACGTCCTGCTCCACGCGACCGCGATTAAGGGCATTCACGGCGATGACGCATGGATCCCCGGCGTGGCCGATCCGTCCGCGGCGCAATCGTCGCAAATTGACGGACAGAAAATTATCGAGCTGTACCGGGAGCACGGCCTCGACGTGATCGAAGCCGGGCATCGCCTGGTTGAGTCGGGCATCGCCGAAGTCTGGGAGCGCATGGTCACTGGCCGCCTGAAAGTGTTCCGGTCGCTCTCCGGATGGCGCGGCGAATTCGGGCGCTACCACCGGCGCAAAAAGGAAACAGAACTCGGCATGCAATCCAAGATCGTAAAGAAATTCGATCACCGTATGGACGCCACGCGCTATCTGATCACCGATGGCCTCGACCGAATGATTGTGAAACCGGCGCCTCCGCAGTATGAGAAGCCGGTTCAAGTTGGGGTCTGGTCGTGATTACCGACGCCGCCATTGCCGGAATGCTGGTCGATCTCTACGCGGGCAAAAACACCTTCGACAATGGCGAACCGGGCGACGGCCCCTCGGGCATCTGCTGGGCCTCGCGCCGCGTCGATGGCGTGGACGTGGTCGTGTTCCGCGGCTCCGTCACGTTTTGGGATTGGTTCAAGGATTTCGTCGCGCTGGCGACGCCCTACCACCATGAGACGCTGGGCCCGGTGCATCCGGGCTTCGCGCTGGGCCTCGATCGCTGCTGGCACCGCATCAAGAAACAGACCGCGGGCCCGTGGATCGTCGGCGGCCACTCGCTCGGTGCCGGGCGTGCGGACATCATGACGGGCCTGATGATCGAAGACGGTCACGCGCCGCTCGCGCGCGTCGTGTTCGGCGAACCCAAACCGGGCTTTGCGCAGCTCAAGAACTACCTCGATGCGGTGCCGGGGCGTTCCTTCCGCAACGGCGACGGACACGCGCACGATCTCGTGACCGACGTTCCGATTACGTTTTTTCTCGAAGAATACGAGCACCCTACGCCTCTAATCGAAGTGCTCGCCGCGCCCGCGGCCACGGCAACGGGCGGAGTTTTCAAATGGCACAACATGCTGCTCTACAACGCGGCAGTGCAGGGACGGTGATTTCAAGATGACCGCAACAATTCTAGCGATTCTCAACTCTCAGGCTCAGCTCTTGCTGGCCTTAATCGGCTCGCAGACGCCGGCGCAGAAGCTCGTGATGTGGGACCGCTATATCACGCTGACTGCTCCGCTTCATGCGCTCCTGATGCGGATTGAGAAAGTCACGCCGGCGGAGATTGCCGCGACCGACGCCGCGACGCTGGCCGCGATTACGCCCGTTGCGGCAGTCGTGGTGTCCGCGATTCCCTCGAATCCGGCGGCGGCGAAGTAATGGCCGCTCCTACCAGCATGCGCCTCGCCAACGCCAAGGGCGCGCTCGTCCTCGTGTGCGTGAAATGCACGCGAGAGGCGACATTTCCGGCGGAGGATCGGCGTTCGGCTGAGGCGATGGCCGCGGGGCGGGGCTGGCAGTCGCGCAACGAAAAAACGATTTGCCCGAAGTGCAAATGAATGTCACGGCATCCAGTAGGGCTTGACCGCTGCGAACTTTACATGCCCATCCGTCGCGTGAAGAAAGCCGTGGTCGCTCGCCGAAAGGATTTGAAGATTTTCAATCCGGTTATCGAAGATGTCGCCATTCAAATGATGAACGTGCTCCCAACTTTCGAGCAGTCTCCCCAGGTGCTTCTGCATCACGTCCCGGTGAACTGTAATGTTTCGCTTTTTGACGGGGCAATAAACCTGCGGATATCGCGGTCGTGGCGGATTATTGAGCTTCTGAAACCTCACAACGGGCTTCGGGCGGCACGCTTTGGAGCAAAACTTGGCGTGATCGCGCTCGCGTTTCACACCCTTTACCTGAAAGCTCTTGCCGCATGTGAAGCATTGCTTGGTGAGGATGGGGGCGCGGCGGCACTCCATCGAGCAGAATCTTTGCGCTTGGTAACAGGGCCGAACCTCGAAAACCTTTCCACATCCGACACACCTTTTCGTCAGTCGCTTGGTCGCATGAAACAACCGGAAGCATTCATAAGAGCAAAAACGAACTTTGCGCCTACATACCTGCGATGGCTGGACCTCCGAGATCTTCCCGCACTGTTCACACTTCTGCGCGATTCGCTCGCCTTCTGTCGCTCTTTTTCTTCTCTGCATGAGTCAAGCAAGTATGCTCTAGGAACCCTGTATTTACAAGGGTCAAACGTACTATTCCAGGGGTCACTCCAATGAACGAAACGACTCTTTTAGAGGAGGTGAGAGAAGCCTTCGATGATGACATGTTGGCCTGGGAATCAATCCGCGATGAAGGAAACGAAGATATGCGCTACATCGCTGACGGCCCCTGGTCGGCGAAAGAGCGCAAGGAACGCAAAGACGCGGACCGCCCTTGTCTCAGTTTCGACGAATTAGGCCAATATACCGGGCAGGCTGTCGGCGACATGCGGCAGAACAAACGGGCGATCAAGGTAACGCCCAAAGGCTCCGGCGCGACTGATCAGACGGCGGAAAAACGCGCTGGCATGATCCGCGAAATAGAGTACGAATCGAACGCGCAAAACGCTTATGCGACGGCCTTCGAGTCGCTCATCAAGCGCAGCTATGGCTACTGGAAAATCGGCACGCAGTACAGCGAAGAAGACGACTTTATCCAAGAGCTGATCATCGACGCGATCGCGAACCCCGATACCGTACTTCTCGATCCCTACGCGAAGAAACCCGATTGGTCCGACATGGGACACGGGTTTTTACTCGACTCGTTTTCTGAAAAGGCCTTTGCGAAACGCTGGCCCGATGCCGAGCCGGTCTCGTTTGAAGGCGAGGCGCTGACGATCGCGCCCGCGTGGATCAAGGTCCACCGGATCCAGGTCGCCGAATACTGGCGGCTTGAAAAAACGATGCGGCGGCTTCTGCTGCTCGATTCGGGGAACCCCGACAATCCGTTAAAGAAATTTCTGGATGAGCTGCCCAAGGGCGCCAAGGTCGCCGATAGCCAGGTCAGATTTGAACTGAACGGCCAAACGCATACCGTGCCGTTGCTCAATCACCGCAAAACGGAGACAAGCAAAGTAGTCCAGTACATCACAAACGGCCTGGAAATTCTGGAAACCAACCCGCAGAAGTGGGCGGAGATCCCGATCATTGCCGTGTTCGGTCCGGAGGAATACGTCGAAGAGGGCGGCTCGCAGAAAAAGCGCTTGCTCTCGATGGTGCGCAAGGCGCGCGACGCCTACAAGAGCTATTGCTACGCCCGCACGAACGAAGTCGAAATCATGGGCATGGTTCCCAAGGTTCTCTACATGGGCTATGAGGGGCAGTTCGACACCAAGACGCCATGGAAAAACGTCAACAAAGTCGCGCTCCCATACGGCGAAGTGAAGGCCCAAACGACGGCCACGGGTCAGGCCGTGTTGCCGCTGCCCGTGCGCCAGCTCTACGATCCTCCGATTCAAGCTATGGAGATGGCCGCGGCCTCGTTCCGCCTCTCGGTCCAGAGCGCGATGGGCATCGGGAACGGGATGGTAAACGGCAAAGGCGGCCAGAATTTTGACGCCAAGTCGGGCAAAGCGATCGACGCGCTCGACCGCCAGGAAGCGCAGGGTACTTTCGCGTGGATCTCGAACTTCGAGCGCGGCCTCGCACGCTGCGGACGCCTGGCCGAGGGCGCTCTCGAATGGGTTTACGATACGCCGCGCGAAGTCGGAAGCCGCAAGCCTGACGACACCTATTCGAGCGAAAAAATCAACCAACAGGTGCCGGACCCGCAGACGGGCGAACTAACCCAATTCAACACCGCGGACGGTGAGCATGGGACCACGATCAGCGTCGGGCCTTCCGAGCTATCAACGCGCGACGCGGCCGACGATTTTATCGATACGCTTTTTGGCATCAAGGGCTTGCCACCGAAGATTATGGCGCTGGGCGTCCGGTTGAAAAACCTGGGCCCCATCGGCGACGAGATCGCGGACGCCATGGATCCCGGCGACCAACAATTGCCGCCGGCGGTACAGCAGCAAATGCAGGGCATGCAGGCGGAGCTGCAGAAGGCGCACGCGTTCGCGCAAAGCCTCCTGGAAAAGATCAACTCCAAGCAGCCGGAGCTGGAAGTGCGGCTAAAAATCGCGCAGATGCAAGAGGAAACCAAGCGCGTTTTGGGCCTCGCCACCATCGACGCCCAGCAGGCCGTTAAGAAGCTCGATGCCGAGCTGGGCATCATCTCCGACAAGCTCGACCGCAACCATGAATTGACGATGCAGGCGGGCGCCGCGGCCAACGACGCGCAGGCGCAGGCCTCCGATCAGACCGCCGACGCGCAGGCGCAGGCCTCCGGACAATCGGCGGACGCGCAGGCGCAGGCCGCGGACCACGCGCACGCCACCGCGGCGCAGGCCTCCGATCAGAACGCCTCTCAGGCGGCCCAGGACAGCGCTCAGGCGCATCAGGCCCAGCAGGCGACCCAATCCCAGGGCGCGGCGGCGGAATCGCAGCAGAGCGCGCAGGAAGCCGCTGCACAGCAAGCCGACGACGCGGCCTAAAAATTTCGCATCGGCGTAAGCGGGCCTCGCCCTCCGCACCACGTTTAAACGCTCTCAGGAGATCCACGCATGAACGACGAAAACAACGCCGAATCGTCCACGGCAGCAATTGACCAAGCGTCCGATATCGCATTGGCCGGCGGAGATTACGCGGCCTATTCGGAAATCGAGAACGCCCGAGAAGCAAACACGGCGCAACCGGAAGCTTCGCCAGCTTCAGAAACCCCCGACAAACCCGCGGCCTCGGAAGCTGCACCGGCAAAGACAGTACAGGAGAAACCGAAAAACGGCGAAGACCGCAAGGCCGAGCTTAAATCGGAGATCGCGGAGCTGCTCAGGCAGCGCGCGGAGCTGCAAGGTAAGACCGCACCAGTGGAAAAAATCGCGGATTCCACGCCCGCGCCCGTCTCGCCCGCAGCACCGAAACCCGCGGTTGAAGTGAAACCGGCGTCCGCCGGCGACGCTCCGAAAAAGCCCAGCTTAAATGACTTCGCTACGTTCGCCGAGTACGACGCGGCAAACGACGCCTATATCGCTGACCTGGTGAAGTTCACGGCGACAGGAATCATCGCCAACAACGAAACCACCCGCGCCCAACGCGAGCAACAGAGCGCGCACGCCGCGGAATGGGACAAGCAAGTAACGGCCGCTCGCGAGGAACACGCGGATTTCGCTGAAGTCGCGTTCAGCACAGCCACGCCCATCACGCCCGTGATGGATGGCTTCATCCTCAAGCACGGTCCGCGGATTCTGTATGCGCTGGGTCAAAACAACTCGGCCGAAGGAAAACGCATTGCGGCGCTTGAGCCCTACGAAGCGGTTGAGGCGCTCATCGATCTACAGCGCGCCTTGCCTGGCTCGAAGTCGCCGAAGGTCGTACCGATCACCACTCCGATCACCACTCCTGTAAAGAAACACACGCAGGCACCACCGCCCGCCACCAGTCTCAACGGCAACGCCTCCGAGACAGGCGATCAGGCGGTAGCTGCACTCCAAGAGGGCGACTTCGCGGGCTATATGGCACGCGAAAACGCCAAGGAGCTCAAGGCCCTCCGCGCGGCATAAGCGCGGAAAGGACTGCTAGATGGCTAATAATTTTGTCTTCGCGGACTGGGTTGCTGCGGAGACCCTGCGCACCCTGATCAACAAATCTCAGGTCGCGCCCTTCTTCAACACTTCCTACAACAAGGAATTCCAGAAAGAATTTGCGATTGGCGACACCGTTCGGGTCAAGCTGCCGCAACGCTTTCTGATCACCGACGGCCTGAATTATCAGGAACAGCCGATCGACCGCCGCTATGTGACGGTTTCCATCGATCAACCTTTTGGGGTTCATTTCGGATGGGACGACATCGAAGCGGCCTTGAAGCTGGAACGCCCCAACGCGGCGATTCGCAAGGAGTACATTGTTCCCGCCGCGGAACAGTTACAGGCCGAGCTCGACTCCCGTTGCGCGCTCTACGCGACGAACAACACGAACAACATCACCGGCGCTCTGGGCGTCACGCCGACGACTCCTCAGGTCTACGGCCACGCCCGCACGCTGTTGAATCAGAACTCGTGTCCTCCCGGCGAACGCGGGCTCATCATGACGCCCTCGATGGAAGAAACCATCTCCGCCGGCACCATCCAGTATTTCAATCCGTCGGGCGAAATTTCCAAAATCTGGAAAGAAGGCTCGCTCGGCCGATTCCAGGGCTTCGATACCTACGAGAGCAACCAGCTCTATAGCCACACCGCCGGCACCTGGGCCGGAGCTGTCACCGTCAACGGCGGCGGACAGTCCGGAAGCACGCTTGCGATCAATTGCACCGCCGGCGACACGTTCTTCATCGGCGATGTTTTCTCGATGGTCCTCGTGAACAACGCGAACCCGGTCACCCGCCGTTCGGTGGGCTCGCTCAAGACGTTCACGATCACGGCACCCATGACGGGCCTCGGCGGGGGCAACGCGGCCGACGTCCTCCAATTCCTGCCGTCCATAGACGGGCCTGGTTCGCAGTATCAGAACGTGGACAATCTGCCGGCGTCCGGAGCGGCGCTGACGCTGTTCCCTGGCACCGCCTCGCCCAACGGCAAGAGCGGAATGCAAGGGCTCGCGCTGACGAAAAACGCGTTTGCGCTCGTCGGCGTGAAACTCGAATCGCCCACGTCGCAGGAATTGTCGTCTCAGATGCGCGATCCGGCGACGGGCCTTTCGGTCCGGTTCGTCCGTTCGTGGGATCAGCAGTCCAGCTCCATGCGCAATCGGTTGGAAATGTGCATCGGCTTCGGCACGCTCTATGCCGATCAGGGCGCGGCTCGGGTATTGTCGCTCACCTAGGAGCGAAGACGCGGGCGGCTCTCACCGCCCGCTTCATTTCACAAAAAGGAAAACACACAATGAAAAAACTCATCGTCTCCCTGGCTGCGTTCGCTTCGCTTCTGGCCGCGCAGTCCAACACCCAAACCCAAACCTCGATCACCGCGGCTATGACCGCGACGCAGAATTACGTGGTCCTGGCCTCGGCTACCAACGTCGCCGCGGCCAAGACGATCCTCATCGATTCCGAGCTGATGGTGGTCGGCAAGTATTACACCGCCGGCCTCAACGTCCCGGTCACGCGCAACACGGAAAAGAAAAGCGTGCACGCTTCGGGCACGATGGCTTTGGTAGGAAAACCGGCCTGGTTTGCCACCTTTGACCCGTTCGGCGGGTGCACCGCGGCGAACACGCTCGTTACTCCCTATGTCACCGTTCCTTTGACCAACGTAGGCGGAGACGCGCGGCAATGGCTCTGCTCGACCGTTCTCAATCGATGGGTGCCCGGTTGGAATAACGACTATGCGCCCGCGCAGATTACCGCGGCGGTTGCCTCGGCCTCTACGCTGACCCCGAGCGGGCAGCTTTTCCACGTCACCGGCACCACCACGGTAACGGCAATCGGGATCCCCGTGGGCTTTGCCTATGGCTCCTTCACCGTGATCCCCGATGGCGTTTTCGCGGTCACCGGCGGAAATAACATCGCCATCAGTTCGACGGCGGTTGTGAGCAAGCCGCTCACCTACATCTACGACCCGAACACTTCGAAGTTTTATCCCAGCTATTGAGTCCCTCCTTTCCACTCAATCCGGGGCGGACAGCCAACGCCCCACTTTTTTAAAGGAAAAAAATGTACCGATCTCTTAAACTCTCGCTCGCGATTCTCTGCCTTGCCGCGGCCGGCTTTGGACAAACCGTAGTCGATTCGCAGGGCTCGCCCGCACCCACGCCCGGCGTGCTCTCGCTCGCCAACGCGTACCAGATTCTTTTCAACACCGCCTACTTCGCTTCAAAGCCGCCGGCGTTTCAGCCGCTCTATGACGGCGATTCGACGGCGGCGAATTCGAAGCTGCTCGCGCTCTCGCAGACGGACCGCACGGCGCTTATCGCGAAGCTCGTCGCCGCCGGCTACTCGATTGACGAACAAATCGAATTTTGGGGCTGGGATCCCTACATGACGATGTTCATCAGGGAGCAGTACGGCTATCAATGGGTGATGCCGGGCCTCGGCTCGGCCGCCTCCACCAATCCCAATCAGCCGTCTTACACCGGACCGGCGCCGGCGGGCTCGATCAAGGTTTCAACGCTGCTCGCGGATTTCCCACCGTTCCCTATTCCGGTGA